CATTGGTGAACGGGTAAAGTGCTTCAAGCCGTTAGGTACGTCAGTCATCAAGAACCACGCATCAGTATCCGTCAGGTAATGGTTGACCGCATAGCCTTCTGGGATCGAACCATTGTTACGGATAGCGTTCAGGTCATTGTCAGCCGTATTCACACGCCCCTCAGTCTCCAACAAACGAGTTGCAACGAATTGCAAGTTTGAAGGGATGATTAGCTTGCGAGGTTGTGCTGCAATTAACAGTCCACGCTCGTCAGTCCACCCTCCGATCTGAATAACAGCGGCTTCCAAAGAAGTCTCATTCAGGTCAGCGGCAACAGCGGGTCGGTTAGAGTTAACACCACCGCCCACTAAAGGGTGGTTTATGTTACAGAGGGACACACCGTCACCATACGTAGTACCAGCAGCAAACGCGGTATTCAGTATAGATGCAGCTTTAACCTGCTTGGTGTACGCCATAGCGCGAGCCAGAGACTTAGTGTAACGAGCAGACAGTGAGTCATACAAGTTATCTTCAATCGCTTCTTCAGTGATTGCAAAGCCCATAGCAACGGTTTCATGCGTGTAACGTGCGGTGAAAGCCTCTTGCGCTGTGTCATACTCGATTGCCGAACCTTCAGCCTTGACAGGTGCAGAACCAAAGCCAGACAGCTTAGTTTCCTCTTCAAAAGAACGGTCTGAAGATTCAGTTTCGTAAATCTCCTTATGCTCTTCGCCATATTTTGCGTACTCTAAACCAAACAAGGCGTTCAGTCCGGGGAGTAGCTCTTTTAGTAGTTGCGATCTTGAAATAGCCATCAGTTATACTCCTACTATGCCAGCAGCGAAGGCATGGTAATCAGGGTTGAATTTAACTAAAACGTCAGTCCTAGCATCGCCAATTTCAGAGCCAGCTTTTGTTGAGAATCCAACAATCTTAAACCCTTGAGTTGTAGTAGCACTAGCGCCAAGAGCCATAGTAGACTTTCCAGTAGTAGTATTTATGGAAGTCAAAGCGTTAGGATTACCAGACAAAGGAATGTTATGCCCTAGCGCAACTTGAGCAATAGCTCCTGCTGCCTGTGCTTGGAAGGTAACGCCCGGATCAGTAATAACAAACGCAGTAGCGTTAGCTTGACCACTTGGGTAACTTTGAGCAAAAATCAACTGACCTTCAGAATTGACATACTCGCATCCAACAAACACACCGATAGCTCCAACACTTGCTGCACCACCGAAGTTGTTAGCGTTGTTAGCGGAGCCAGACTTAACTGACAGTTCAACAAACCCTGCGTTTAAAAACACGATAGAGCCGTAGCCGATATTCTGAGCTATGCCCGCAGGAATGATAAGAAAAGCATCACGCGCACCCGAATAAGGTGAGCCGTCAGCTTTACGTACGGGGACTAGCCCGTATGGAGCGGCTGTAGTTGCCATTATGTTATACCTCTAAAAAAGTTTAGTTAGGTTCCCTTACCGAAGGTAACCTTCGTTTTCCGGTCATTAAAGAGCGGCATACGTGGATCATTTTCTCGCATGAAGTTGTTATCAACTGCTTGCATCTGGCTATTAGTCTGATTGTCATAGTAATCAGTCCTTTCGCCAACTAGTTCTTCTGGAGCTTTGCATAACATTAACCCTCCTATTACTACGTTATCCTTGAACCGTTCCTGCTCAGTAGTAACCATAGTTATTTCGGGGTGATCCTCTGCTTTTACAGGCTCCCAACCTTCACGCAATTTTGAAGAGACGTTAGTGGCATCAACATTACCTTGCGTACTCACACGTATCCAGCGGAATGCATAGCCCGGCTCTTCGGTAGGCGAAGGTAGAACCTCCGGCCTAAACCAAGCCTTCTTTCGGGCCGTTTTTTCACGGGTTACGTCTTCTCTCGGTGTACGATCTAGTTTGTTCTGTGCCATTATATTTTCCTCATCTCTTCAGCAACCTTTTTGGCGTATAGTTCCAACGGAACTCCAAGTCTTTTAGCAATAGCTACCTGTGTTTGCGTTAATCGCACCTTCTTAGGTGCTGTGCTCCGCGTGGCGGGTGCAACTACATTTGGCTGTCGTCTAGTCTCGGTCTCCTCTGTTTCCTCCTCTTCAAAATTATCAGGAAACAGACTTTGCATACGAGAGTTTATAGTCTCGTAGTAGTCATCACTAGAAGGGTCTACACCCTCACTAACAAGTTTCTCATGTAACCCCATAGCATAACCAGTCATTTCCTTATCGCTACCAAACCAAGAATTTTCCTTGGCCCAGCTTGTAGCTTTCTCATCTACGACTGGTGCTTGAGCTTCCTGTCCTACTTGTACCCCATCCCCTTCTGTTTGTAAAGCGGGAGGAGCAAAATTCTTTAACTTATCTGTCTTTATGTTAGCGGCGGTAAGTTTTTCTTGTGCTTCAAGTACTTTGTCTGCGTCTCCTGCTTCATACGCTTGCTTATATTGCCGTTTGGCAATAAGCGTCTCTCCAGCAGCAGTTTTCTTAGCTTGCTCTAGCAACGCTGCTTGATTCTTGTCTACCGTACCTTTTAGCTGGTTGTTCTCTTCAATAAGAGTTTTAGCGTACTTCTCTAACTCTTGTCGTTCTCGTGTTGCTTGTTCTTTGGCTCGTCTCTCGTCATGGTAGCCCTTACTGAAATGCTTAATCCGGTTACGTACTTTTTCAGAGTAATCTTCCAACTCTTCATCTGTAACCTCAGTTGGAGGAGCCGAAGGCTTACGTTTACGGTCAGACTTCGGTACATCGTCAACAACTTCAATTTCAAGTTCATCATCTTTAACCTCCTTTTTAGGCGGTTTTTCTGGCTGTTTACCTGATACATCTATCTCTATAGCCTCAGTAGGCTCAATTTCTATATCAGTATTTTTGTTCTCTTCATCGGGGAACGAAAACTCAACTTTTTGAAAAGGCATTTCTTACTCCTTACACTCGTGTAACGCCACGAGGATCGGCTACAACTGCTTCAATTGAGTCATCGTTCATTAAACGATACTCAACACCACCTACTTTAAATCTTGTGCCTGTGTTCATGCGGAACATTACATAGTCACCTTGTTTACACCACGGGCCAGTAGGAAACCGCTTCTTATCTGTGTAGGCTTCGCTACCCATATCTAGGACAAGACCAATAGTAGACATTACTGTGTCTAGATGTACTTCCCTAGCGGATTTAATAATGCCACTGTCACCATAGGTATCTTCTACCTGTGGCATAGCTACTAGTATTCTGTAACCTACAGGGATTGGTAGTTGGGCTTCCATCTCTTCTTCTGTTATCTCTGCTTGCTTTGGAACTGCGGTTAAATCAGTCATCGTCGTTTTCCAAGTAGTTGCGCGAAAGGTCATTTACGTGGTTTAAACAGGAAGTGAGACCTCGGAGCATTCCTGTTATCTCCTTGTATTGAGAGAAGTCTTTAGCTCCACCATTACCTAGGAAATCAGTTGCTGAAGACATATCGTCTTCGATTTTACTTCGTAGCACGTCAAAGACGGTTGTAGCCATAGTTTATTCCTTACGTTTATTAGTGACCTCTTTCATAAGATCAAGGTCAAGTTTAGTGTTAGCTGTGCGTCTATCCGCAGCTAACTTTGCGCCCGCTTTCTGAGCGTCAATCTCCAACTCTTGCTTATCCAGTTCAAGTTGAGCAGCGTCTATTTGCATATCAGATTGATTTTTCTGAGCTTTGAGTTGTAGTTCGGCTTGCTTCATCTGCATATCACCCTGATCTTTCTGGGTTTTACGTTGTACTTCTTGTTGCTTGACCTGTAGTTCTGCTTGCTGCATCTGGAACACAGGATCTTGTTGTTGCTCTTGCGCTTGCTTCTGTGCAGCTTCTTGCTTGTGCTGCTCGGTAAGCTGTTTACCTGCATCAGCTATAACTCTAGCCAATTGGACTTCAATCTCTTCAGGTAACTCTTCGTTGGGCGGAGGTAATGTAACTCCCAACTTCTCTTCTATTTGCTTGCGGTACTTAAACCCAAGGTGTTCTGCAATGTGCGCTTGTAACGCAGCCATAATTTGTTGTGCTTGTGGGTTCTGTCCGATTGTCTGAGCAATCATAGGATCTTGTATGAATGCTTGGTGTGCTGCTATATGAGCATCGTGATCCTGATGGATAAACGCTCGTATGGGCGTACCTGTCAAAGCGTTCATGTTCTCGCTTACAGGATCTGTTGGTGTTACATCTTCTTTAACTGGGACTAGTTTGTCAGCGTTCTTAATACCTAGCACTTCAATCATCTGACGGTGTAGCTGTGGTAAGTCATATATCTGCGGAGCCTGTTGCGCCATCTGCAACACTGCTTGGTACTGTACTACCCGTTGTGCCATTGTAGAGCTATTAGGATCGCTTACAGGTATAACTTCTACCATCATGTAGTCAGATCGTTTAGCTCTTACTTCCCCACGCAGGGGGTTATAGTCATACATCTCAGAAGCGTATTCAGCAATGATAGCCTTGAGCATTTTAAACTCTAGCTTCATGGCATAGTGGACACGCGACTGTACCGCTGCCATAGGCTTGAGCGTTCTTTCTAGCAACGCTAGCGTAGTACCTACTGGAGCATTAGCCGACATATCAGATATGTTCATGTCACTAATAGCGCCTAGCCTACGACCCTCATTAGTAATTTGATCTAATAGAGCTAGTAGTGTCTGGCTTGGCTCCTTGTAAGGGAGCGGCATAATGTTTTCACGGATGCTACCTGACGGTACGTCTACATCCTTAAACTCTCCCGGCTCTATAGGTGTGTCATCACCCTTTATTCGTAGCCCACGAGACTTTAACCCTCCGGGAAGGTTAGCGAGCGTACCAGCATCCACCAGTTGCCGTATAAGCGATGTTCCAGCCCTAGCGTACCCACCTATAATATGTATGAGTCCAAGGCCGTAGAAGCCAAATCCGGGGACATATACGTAATGTACAAAATGCTGACGCTTCAACATTAACTCATCGTCAGGATTCCAGTTACGCCGTATAGCCAGTATCTCGTCGCTACCTCGCTCCATAGTTATGACGTAAGGTTTGGCTATCTCGTTCTCATCCTCATCAACACCTTCGATGACAATATCAATGTGTATTTCGTACATTGAGTAGCGATCATCGTCGGTAAGCGAAAACCCACCGTCTTCGGCTTTCTTCTCTTCGATGTCTGTGTGAAAAGTCTGCGGCTCTCCTAAATCTATATCGCGGTAAAACCCATTTGCTTGTAGCTTGCGAATCTCATTCTTGGTCTTACGCATGATGTGCGTAACGCGCTCGGCAGACTCTATGTTAGATGCGCCGTATGGCACTATAACGTCTTCTGCGGGAATATAGATGGCGACCTGTCTACCTAGAGTGGGGTCGAAGTAGATTTTTTTAAACGCTGATCCTGCAAGTCCTAGGCTATATAACATGCGCTCATGTTCGGGACGATACTCAACCATGTTCTCGGTAAGTTCGTAGTTCATGTCAGCTTTGACACGTTGAGCGGCTTCTTCTTTCTCTTTAGTCTCGTCTCCCAACACTTTTACCCGTACTGGGCCAGCCGCAGGAAAAGTTTCACTCATGGTTTCCGCTTGGAACCGTATGGCTGCTTCAGCTAGAACGGTTGAGTGTACGCCACAAGCTCCTTCCCAAGGGGTTGTACGTGCTTCGTACTTAAATCCAATAACATCTAAACCTTTGACGTATATGTCAGCCCACTCTTTGCGGCTATCTACGTCTGCATCTATTAAACCTACAAGTTCGTCTGCTAGAGAGGCTAAGTAATCTTCGTCCAGCTCTTCAGCTAGATTAGCGTCAAAGTCTAAAGAATCCAAAGACTTATCGTCAGGAATTAATGTTATTTCTACGCTGCCATCGTCTAGAGTAACCATGTCAGGATTGACTATCTCAATCTCTAATTCTTGTTCTGTTGGCTTTTCTTCAAGGGCTGCTTCATCTATACCTTGAGGTGCAACGCTTATACTCTTCTCAATTGCCATAATTTAGCCTCTTAATAATACCCACTGCTAGTGCGCTTGAAGTATCGTTGTTCTTCTGCTTCATCACTGGGTAGTCGTATGAACCCACCCTGTCGGAACCGCATTAGAGCCATGACGGTGGAGTCCACCAAGTCATCGTTACTCATAAATGGGAATCCCGCTATCTCTTCTACTACTTCTTCAGCCCAGCGTGTCTGGGGAACCCAGCACAGACCAGACGCTACAATATCAGATACTGAGTTTAGACGCGCTAGTTTATCACCTGACCCCCTATGGGGGGTATATTCTTGTACAGGCAGACCCATCCTACGCATTTCTTGGTACAGGGCTACACCAGAACTCTTCTTCTCCACAATAAACGAGTCAGGCTCCCAGTCTGCGTACTCAGCCATAGCTAGCTCTTTTAACTCGTGGAACTCCATACGTTGTTTAATGCTGTTCAACAGTATTATATTGTAGGCTTTATCTTCTTCGTTATAGAACACGCCCCACGTAGTCAGAGCCGTATAGTCAGCGCGGTTGTGCTTCTCAGCCGCAGCATCCAGTGACATGATTATGTACTCACACGGTGGCGGATCTTCATCCCCCCACCAATTCCACCACTCACGTTTTACTATAGAGGCTTCTTCGGCGGTGGGCTGTTGCTGATACTGAGCGTTCCATTGGAACGTAGGCATCGACGCTTTAGTACGTAGCAGCGCCTCTAGGTCAAAGAACTCAGGCCACAGCGGTTTTTCTGTTATCTCCTCAGTATCCTCATCCTCGACCTCTAGTATTGCTGGAAACTCTACAACGTCAAACTGGTCAGACCGCTCATTCTGTGACATATCCTTAACAACACGGCCTGTCAGGTCGTCCATATGCCACCGTGTCTGAATAATAGCTACACGACCCCCCGGCATTAGACGAGTACGCGCACCGAACGTATACCACTCGTAGGCTTTCTCAAACACAGAGAAGTTACCGTTAATCACGTCCTGCTCAGAGTGTGGGTCATCTACAAGTAGTAAGTCAGCACCACGACCAGCTAGTGCAGAGCCTACACCACAGGCGTAATACTCCCCTCCCGCGCTAGTATTCCACCTACCTGCTGATTTAGAGTCTACAGCTAGCTTAGTAGTAGGAAATATAGCCTTATATTCGGGGGTGGCGATCAAATTACGCACTTTACGTCCAAAATCTACCGCCAAGTCCGTAGTGTGGGACACCATCATCACTTTTTTGTTCGGATTACGCCCCAAAAACCACGCTGGGTAGAAAATAGACACCAACTGTGACTTTCCGTGGCGTGGTGGGATGTTTACACACACCCTGTCCTTGTCCCCACGCTCAATTGCCATCAACATATCCGCTAGAATGCGGTGGTGCTTGCCCACAATGAACTCAGGCATCATGGCTATGCAAAAATCTATTAGGTCATCGTAGGCTAGCTGGTTTTGCTTGCGTGTAGCCAACTCATCTACCATACGGTCTATCTCTATAACCTCGTCATCCGAAAAAGAATCCAAGTTATCCAACATCTTCTGGATATCTTCCTCACTAAAGTCGGGAACGGCCTCAATCATCGTCGTAAGGCTCGGCTTCTATACCTAGCTCTTCTACTAAATCTATCTCTTCACCGTCTAAAAGAATTGCGTCCTCTGCTTCTTCTTGAGGAACTAACTTTTCTAACTTCCTACGTAGCTTGTTCTTTAAATCATCCGTAGACTGATGCGTTATAGTTATCTCAGACTTCTCAGAGAACAAACCTACGTCTGAAATCTTACCTAATAGCTCTAACGCTTTAATACGAGTGCGTGAATCAGGGTTCTCAGTCTCTAGTATCAGCTTATTTGTTATTAAGTGGCGTACATGTACAGCCGACTGTACAACAGACTGCCCAAACTCAGTGAGTATCTTGTCTGTAAGTATTAAGGAGGCAGGGGTAAGGGTAGATACACGGTTAGCGTTGGCAGTTTTGGAAGTTTTTTCAGGGTCAGCGGCGTAAGAGTTTACTAGCCCCGCCGCTGTAGCCTCGTCTTCCTTGTTAGGAAGCACATCTAGGCCATGCTCTGCCAATTCTAATGCGGTGCTAGCGGCAGCACCCGCCCGATCTTTTAAATCTATCTGCCGTTGCTCCTCACATAGAGGTACACCTAGCTCTGGCTCTAGTACAAAAGTCATGTTTACATCGCAGGTTATTCACCGAAACGCATATATACCAGAAAAAAAAATTTTTGACAAGCGGTTTCAAATTGATAGGGGGGTCTACCCTGTGTCGGGAACGGCCTCAACTCCACCCAGAAAATGCGATTTATTTATCTGAATTAGTAATATATACAATTGCTGGAGTCCCGCTGACATGCGCGGGGGGTGCGGTAGGGGTACCCCTACAGAATAATCCGTTTGAGATCAATGTGTTACAATAGACCCTCATTCAGCAACAAACCAATAGGCAAATGCATTATGAATAACCCAGAGCAAGTAGTACTCACCCCCAGCACTATAGTATTAGAAGTTTTACCTACCGCAATCGCCGATGCGATGCACACCTACCACCACGCGGATGCAGCACTGCGTACCGCAAAAGATACCACCGAGAATACCACTACCTTAATGGTGATGGCATTCGAAGATGCTGGATATGATTGCGTTGAATATCTTGTAAGCCCTAAAACCAAGGGTTCGCTGTGCACAGTGTGTATGTATGACGATTTTATGGCGATATGCACGGCGCTGTTATCCCCTGAACTACAGGCGTTGATTGCGATCAATCCTGACACGTTGTCAAAGTTTGAGGCCGACGGGGAAACGCCGAACGCAAAGCGCGTGAAAGTGATGGACGCACGCAAGCAACCACCATCGAAGTTAAAAGATCTACGCAATGCCGCCGGTAAATTTTGGAAGGCGAAAGAACGTGATCTAATGGGTGATGACGAAAAAGATGCAGCAAGCGTTAACTCCCAACGCGCCAAAGCAATCGAAGCCGCTAATAAAGTGCTGAAATACGCTCCCGATTGCACGGATGAAGAAGGCGTCGTCGAGGTCGCCGCCGCTATTCGATTGGTGATGATCGCACTAAATAGACTTGCATAGCCACTAGATAGTTAATCAACCCACCACGGTCTGTAGGGGTTTCCCTACAGGCCCAACCCAAAAGGAAATCAAAATGAAACTATCCACCGAACGCAAACTGCTAGATGAAACACTACGGAAGGTTAACGAATGCCGTAGGAAAATTCGCCATGATCCCATGCTGTTATTGTCCCTAGAAAATACTGACCGTGATCTGACCGACCGACTAAAAAGGATTGACGAGGCCATCGCCGCGCAGGGCGGTTGGCTAAAATATATGAAAGACCTTGTGTCATAACAACCAGCCCCACTTCGGTGGGGTTTTTTTCGCCTGTAATAAAGTCACGTATACCCAGCCACCCAATCGAAGCCAGTTCCTACTAGCGTTGAGTGTCTGACCCAACTACCCAATCGAAGCCAGTTCCTACTAGCGTTGAGTCTTTAGCAGGGTGTAGGGAAATCCCTACCGGCTTTGTTACATTTTGGGGGGGTAATGTTACCGGAATGTAACACAATGTGACAAAGTTTTGTCACACTAGTAGACTGTGGTGTACTGTGATGTTTGGTGCGTATTGGTGTGGAATAGTATCGTAATCTACTTAGTAGACTGTGCAGTATGGTGTATTCTATTAACATACTATATATTGTGACATTTCTTAAAATATATATAGGGCTATGTTTTGCTCTGTGGTATGTGTGACAAAATCCCTTCCCCTAGGAGAGCGCAAGTTCACAACCTTATAATTTCGCAAAATAGCGTCACATTGTAACTTTGTCTGTTTATCAATGGTTTGCGTCCACACCCAACGTAACATTCCGTTACATTACATTACAATACACAGTTAGTCACGATACAGTATCATACTTCACGATTTGACATCATACGATAAACGTGTCATAATACACATCTGGATGGGGCTTTAAATTTTTTTTACTAACCACCCTGTAGGGACACCCCTACATACACAGGAGAGAGAGAGCTATGACTAATGAAGAGCATGAAAAGCTACGACTATTAAAAGATGCGCGTGAGGCGTGGATATATGATGGCGATAACGAGAAGTACAGACGTGCGTTTGATGACCATACAAATCCAAACGTAGAGATAAACGCAGAGATAGATATTGAATACAGTGCCGAGTTGTTACGTGATCTGTTGGATGTAGCGGCAGTACAGCGGTGTGAAGGGCTGACCGCACCAGAAACATACGAAGTATTGCAGGACGAGCCATCGGACGAGTTGATGGCTAGACTAAAGGCAATAGTAAAGAGAGAACTCAAGCAGGACTAACCGTAGGGACACCCCTACACAATAGGAGATATATCATGCAAGCATTCCAAGAAGCACCCAAGATTAGTTTACCTACAATCGCCTCCAGTTCAGTATTGGTAGAGTTATCTATCGGTCAATGGGAGGGTCGCATAAAAGACAAGAAGGCTAGTGCCGCCGTCACAGAGAATAACAACGCAGACAAGGGAACTGCCACCGTAACCAAGAAGCTGTTAGCTCACTGCGTGGAGTTGGAGGCGATAGGCAAGTTCACTAGCAAGGCACGTAAAGCTCACTCCGAGATGACTATGCCTTGGTCTGACCTAGGCCAACGTCTACTAGCTACCGCCATGCACGACAAGTACCACCACACGATGACAGGATTACAAGCCGAGTTCTACACACTGAGGGACGAGTTTCTAGGTGTGTACAACTGGCGTATGGCGGCGGTACAGGCAAAACTGGGTGGGCTGTATGTAGAGGCAGACTACCCCAGTGTAGAAGACCTATCACATAGGTTTCGGTTCAACATTGATTACCTGACGATCAATCCCGAATCCAAAGATCACCGAATCGAGTTGGGTGAAGAGGCATTGAGTATTGTGATGGACAGCAACCGCACGTACTACCAACGCCAGTTTGAGGGGGCTATGAACAATGTATGGAAACGCACACACAAGGCTCTCACTAACATGTCTGAAAAGCTAACCGTCAACGGTGCAGGAGTGACGCACAACAGGCACGGCTCGCCATTGTTCCGTGACTCTCTCGTAGATAATTTGATTGAGATGGTCGATATGCTAGAGCTATGCAATGTGTCGGGTGACAGTCAGATGGCGGCTATGCGACTACAACTTGACGAGGCACTACATGGCGTGACAGCGGATGGACTAAGAACGTCCCCCTCCCTCCGTGCCGAAACCAAAACGGCGGTGGACGAAGCCCTCGCCAACTTACCAACCCTTGACATATTCTAGCCGTAGGGACACCCCTACAAAAACAAACTAATAGGAGCTACACCATGAACACAGAAAATTTATATGCACTATCGCTAGATCAGATTGTAATTCTGTTATGCACCATAGGTAACAAGCGTACCACTCTGGTACAAGGTCACATGGGCTGTGGCAAGTCGTCACTACTCAAGATGTTGGCAGAGAAGTTTCCGAAACACATCGCGTGTTACTTCGACTGCACCACTAAAGACTTGGGTGATATCACGATACCCAACATCGCCAAGCTAGATGATGGCACAGGGTATGTCACGTACCTGACCAACGAAGAGCTAGGCGCACACCACAACACACCAGTAATTATCATGGTCGATGAGTATGGCAAGGCCAATCCCTCAGTCAAACTAGCACTGCTACGCCTGATGTTGGAGCGCAAGATCGGTAGCTATACGCTACACCCTGACTCAATAATATTTGCGACAACCAACCTCGGTGCAGAGAACGTAGGTGACTTCATACCCGCACATGGTAGGAATCGGTTGACAGTAGTGCGGTGTAAGAAGCCTACCAACCTCGATTGGATCAGCGACTTTGGTATCCCGAATGGACTAGATCCAAGCATCATGGGTTGGGTCAAGGACAACGAGCAGTTGTTGTATGGGTTTGAGGACGTACCGAATCCAAGTGACAACCCCTACATATTTCACCCTATGGAAGAGAGGGCGGCGTTTGTTAC